TTCCCAGCCTCCCAGCCTCCCAGTTACCAGGCCTCTTTTGAACGCCGGCTTGACAAGTCTATGTGAAATGCTAACTCATAATATATGTCAATTTTTCCCACACAAGACAATATTTGCTGACAGGGAGGAAACTGTCGTGAGTCAACACCATCATTCCCATTAGCACCATCTAGGCCATCGGCTCCGTTGGGTAATAGTTCCCACTCTCCACCCACGAAATCGAGGTTGAAATTCCCTTGGGATAAGTGATCTGATAGGGCTCTATAAATCTTATTAGAAGGGGTGTCCTTATCCACTATTACTTGGTCAGTGAGGTAGTTTGTGGCTGGAGCCCAATCAGGGATCGCTGCACCAGAGACCATTGTGACCACAGCTGCAGCGGCTTCCACCTCATCAATCTTGTCATCCAATTCCTGAACATGGTGGATTGTCCTGTCTAACTGGTTCTCGATAGCTGTTGGATTATATGGTGTATTGGGGCCAGCTGTATCCAGATCAGTACTCTGAGTCTGTGCTGTGTCCCTTTGAACTCTTACTTTTTCATCATTAGTTGGAGCGCCATGTGGAGCTGCACCAGCATCAGTCTTAACATTAGCAGGAGTAGGGCCAGCTGGATCAAGAGTATATTCCGTGCCTTCTGTCCAGAGTGTTTCATCGAATCCACTCGGAGTATCTAGGTCGACCACCAGCTCATTTATTAGATAAACCTTCGTTACCAGGGAAGCTTCCCCCGATAGAAAGTTGAACGGGATGGCAAAGGTTACTGAAGCGTTATCCCCGTCATAGGTCAATTTGGTTGTCGTATTTGCTACTGTCATGGTTATATCCTACTCTAAAAGGGGTTAAATATAAATTCAGTTCCTTCCTTACGTGATCTTTTTTCTAAGCGTCTTTGGAACCCTGGGTTAAAGTACTCGTGCAAGTTTGTCATAAACATCTTGTTTAAAGCTATCTGTGCATAGAATAGATTCTGCCCAGGAAAGTTCCTTTTGGTAAGGTTAAAAGAAGCTCTCTTTAATTTCTTAAAGGCTTTCTGACCATCTTCACCAGCCAATCCTATGGTTCCCGATAGTAAAGCGATCACATCATCCACTTGTCCAAAAGTAGGGCCAGCCATATCCTTGATAAATGATGCCCCAAATTTGTCATACTCACCTCGGGCAGCATCTACGAAATATGAGGCTGATAAGGGCATCGCTCCCTCAACAATTGCATCCATCCAAAAGGCTGAATTGATCTCTCTTTTCTTCCCTTTGGTGGCATCCCTGGCAATCATACCCATGGCAGATAAAGCTGTGGCTTCCACCATTACAGAGGCATAGACCGCTAAATCACCCTCAACTCGGTACTTACCAAGTAAATCGGTGGGAGCTGTATTGGGATTAGACTTCGCAATAGTTCTGAAAGTCCTGGGGAGTGATAAGCTAAATGACTTGAATTGGGCTAGTGTTCTAAGGAATGAACCACCCAAACTATCTGGTGCAAAGTTCTGAGAAACAAAAGCTTTCTCTATCTCAGTGGGCTGAGGGACACCAAGCTCAGCCATCTTCCTTAAATAATTAGCGTATTTCTGTGGGGCATTTCCAGATATCCCAGCTTCTCTCATAGATTCTGGAGTAATGGCGAATACACCCTTTTTAATCTCAGCACGGGATCCCTTCATTTTGATCCAATCGACCTCGTTTAAACCCACTGCCTCTAGTCCAGACCTTTGGTTCACAGTCATTGCTGACCACTCAACTTCTCTCTTGGCTAAATCCCCAAGATGAATAGAGAACATTTGGGCATTAGCCAGTTCAGCTGATATCTGTTGGCGCTCTAATCCGGTAGCTGTTATAAATCCTCTCAAAACCTTTTCAGTCTTACCTGTACCACCTTCACTAAATGCACCATACCTGTCATAGAGTTCACCTCTTAGACTTCCGGTATATATGTCCAGCTGGTTTCCCCAAAGCTCGATCTCATTTCTACTTTTAATGGTTCCAAGGAAGTTAGACATCGCCTTCATATAGAAGAGACCTGTCTCCCCCGTAGCAGCTCTGAAATTGCCCACAGTGAAAGCTAAATCTGTAGGGGTCTTAAGTACAGCACCACCCAGTTTACTGGCAGCATTGATAAGCTGAGACCACTGTAAGCCCTGGGTAAAGATGTTGACGCCAGGTACTCGCTCATATCCTTGCATCTCGCTGAATAGAGCATCCCTCTGCCTTTTCTGCCCGACCAATAGATCGTTACTTTCAAATTTATTAATGTCTTTACCTTCTAAGCTTTTCTTAATCCTTCTCTCGATAAATTCCCACTGTTGCTTGGCATCTGGCCCAAGGATTTTGTGGCGACCATACGACTTAGAAAAAGAGTTTAACGATGCCATGGTGGTATCTATAATAGAACCATGACCAAATTTCTCATTGTATTTCTGCCAAGCGATCTCGTCAGTAAAGTTAAAGGCTCTCTTCCCACCAGTTCCTCCTGGCTGAAATCCCTCGAACTGACCTGTTATAATATCCTGGTAAGTGTTCTTAAGTGCTTTATCTAGCTCAGCCCCAGTAAGACCCACTTGTCCGTACAATGGCTCAGCTTTATTTAGATGTTGTGTGACCTCTTTAGACCACTCATCAAAAGATACCTTACCAATTTTCTTAGCGTTATGGGTGTGACGAGTTAGGTAATTCTCTCGCTCCCTGATAAAGATACCGGCTTCTTTGGAGAGTTTGATGATCTCTCTATTTACTTGGCGAATAGTGGTTAATGCATTTTTAACCTCATCCGAAAAGGAGTCTAGCTTTTCACCACGAGATAAGGCTGTCATTGCCTGGGCGATATCTGAGTCCATGACACCTTTGTACAAATCTTCACTTGAGCCCTTCAAACCTCTCTCAAATAGGTTGGCTAACCTACCCATAGTGGAACTTCGCCAGAATCTAAATGAGCTGGAGCCATCCTTACGAACTTTCTCTGAACCCGAAACTAGGTCTTTAAAGAATCTGACAGGATTTTTCTCTCTCTTGATGGCAGCATCAATCTGAGGGACTAAGGCTTTTCTTTTCTTAAGCTTTTCAATTTTAATTTTGGTGGAGAAAATAAGTTCCTCAGCTGACCTTTGCCTAAACTTCTTAGCGTTTTGAGCATAACCAGGTTGATCCTTAAGATTCTCCATTTTATCAACGAGAGCCCGTAGCTCATCGTCAGTGATCTTGTCACTTATTGCATCCCTAATCTGTTTAAAGCAATCAGCCATGTTATCCCTTTACCACGCAATTGGTCGCCATTTTAGCAGCTGTATCTAGTTCCTCAACACGAGCTAAATCAGCCTTCGCCTCATCAAGTTCTTTCAACTCTACCTCGTCAAACTCACCTCTCACAGCTTCCATTTCATCGATAGCTGTCTGAGCATTTTCTTTCTGCAGGTTGACCCCATCTAGGGTTTCATCTTGCACAATATTTTTATCATTCAAAGCTGCCTCGACTTCGGGATCATGGTACAAATCCTCAGCATCCGAGTTAGCTTTCTCCATTACACTGACTTTATCTGTGTTAGGAAGTTCTTCAATTTCTTTGATCTCATCAGATATATTCTTTATGGATTCCTGGTCATTTAAAGCTTTGGCTTCCTTCAAATCTTTCCTAAGACTTGGTAGTTCTTGCTTCCTCATGGCTGAATCCATATCACTAATATCGGGCTTCTTACCTTTCTGTAATTGGGATTCAACTAGCATGGAAGCCTTAGTCACTCGATCAGCTCCTAAAAGCTTACCAGCGCCCTTGATGACAAGAGGAAAACCAATAGAACCAGCCACAACATTGGCCAGGGATTGGTAGGTATCAACATCAAATTGCTCCTGTTGTGAGGCTGGAATAACGATAGCTCCCTCACCGATAATATTTCCGACTAAGCCCTCAGCAATGTTGCCGACTGTGGTACTTTTAAGACCTTGCTTAGTTCCTTTGAATAGTGTCTTGCCAACTTTCGAGGCGAGTATTCCACCCTTCACACCTTTTCCAGCCATTGCCAAAACTTTGTGAAGTCCACCACCTACTACAGCGCCGATGGCTATTCCCACGGGATCTAAAATCTGTGGGATCATATTGGCTCCAAACGAAACCATAGTCTGTAAGGTGCTATCTTTCTTAACACCTTGTAAGAACTCATCTCTGGTTCTTTGGTCTCTATTCCTTTGGGCTATTTCTTTGGCAGCTGACATTGTCCTGGGCTCAGAGAAAGGCTTTTGGAGATTTGGGAACTCTTTGTTTAAATCTTCTGGTGAAACTTTAGGGCCAATTTGATCCCTAGTGAATAGGTCGACTGCCTTAATGATAGAGCCGGTTTCAGCTTGGCGGACACCGTTTAACCACGACGCTGACATTGTCAAAGCAGTTTCTTCAATGAATCCCCTATCAGGCTTTTCAACCAAAGGAACTCCATGGAACTTTTGCTCATCATCAATTTGTACTGGCAACGCCAATCTACTCATTGTTAATCCCTACCTGAAAGACCAGCCTTAAACCTAGCCTCTCTATCTGCCTCTAATTCTGCAGTTCCTTCCTCTAAAAATTCTTTAATTCTATTAAATTTAACTTCTACTTGGGCTCCGTTGTTGTCTTTAAGTGGGCCATCAAAACCTGATTTCTGGTTATAGAACATTAGTAACATTCCATCTTGAGCCTCATTAGTGTGCCAAAAAGCATTATCTCTAACGACTTCATTAAATTCCTTTTGAGTCCCTGGGTAAGCATATCTCGAAGCGGAGATGTTTAAACGCTCTATCCGATTATCACTAAGTTCACTGGAGATTACATCCTCCACCTCACTCTTAGTGGTCGGAGCGTTTTTAGGGACTATGACTTTTGACTTATCATCGGAAGTTCCGATGGTGTAGAAGTTCTCATCAAATATTGTCTTTTGAGCTAGCTCAATAGCATCAGCCTCATCCTTACCCTTCTCTAGCATCAATCTCTTAGTCTCCAGCTCTACGCTGTCCCTGAGACTGTTACTGACACTCTGGAGCCCGTTAGACCTAATGGCAGATAGTTCATCATCCATAGCCGTTTCAACAGCACTGGGTAATGTCGATTGAACACCTGGGAACTTGGCTTTGAAATTCTCTTCTATCTCTGTTTTTTGACCCATATTCTTAATGAGGGTATTCCTAGAAACTGGGTTGTCCATATAGGTTATAAATAAGTGGCCCTTATCAAAACTCTTATTGGCTTTATTCATTTCCACAATTGCTTGAGGAGTATTAACCCCATATCTTTCAACCAAATCATCCACTGCATCGACTCTCTCCTCAGCTGTGGCGGCTTCTAGGATCGCACTGGATTCTTGGGCAGCTGCAGTCTTAGTGAGAACTCTTGGCTGGGACACGTTTAAACGCTTTTGCATCTCTAAGGATTGTTGGATCGAAAGCCCAGGCATAATCTTCTCAACGTAAGCTTTCCCGTCAGCATTTCTTTCCTTAATATTTCTAAGAACCTCAGCCTCAATACCTTTCTTGGCTCTCTCGTCCATTCCAGCTGTTCTGATATCGTCAGTAATGATCTCAGTATCAACGTCAATCTTGCCCATTTCCTCAAGGCTCAGATACTTAATTCGCTTCATATTGTTACCAACAACATCGGCGACCTCTAGGCTTCTTTGAGCCGCAAGTCTTTTATTAGGGTCATTAATTTCAACCACTCGAGAGGTAGCTTCATTTATCTGCCCTATTTGTTCTGATGTTGGTGTATCGCCTGAGGATCGAATAACTGCAGCTCCATTCACCATAGCTAGAGTTTCAGCATCTCTGATAGTTTGCTGTTTACTTCCACGGGCCATCATCCGTCTTTGGGCGCTTGCCCTTTCGTTGGCAGACATTCCTTCAAATAGTGGCGCAAGTCTTGGGTCTTCACTCTCCAAGAAATCTGAAATAGCGTTTTCACGCTCTGTTTCGGTCATCCCTGGGACGACAATACCTGGCAAACCATGGAGGATTTGACCCTCTATAACAGCATCCCGAGACTCTTTAACCATCGCACCATCAAGGATTGTCCCTTGCTTAGCATCCCAGTGGCCTAGAGCGGTTCTCTCTTTTGTACCCTGTTTAAACAGTCTTATTTCGCTGGCAGCTCTGAAGGGATCAGGATTTTCCTGTAATTCCCTACTCAGCTCCCCAATACTGGAAACCCTTTGATTGACATTAAATAGGGCCCGATTGGTATTCTCATCAGAGAAGGCGGAATTTATAGAGGAATTTGTAACCCCCTCTATCTTTCGCATGTAGAAATTTCTGGCATCTTGGGAGGGAGCTTCCTTACCCAAACCATCTCTAAGTGCCACAGACTCCTTTTCTACAAAGTCTGTGTAACCCTTATGATCTGAGCCAGCAAATTGTTGCTTGGCTTTAGTCTCAATATCTCTAAGACCTGACCGGTACTTCCTTGAAGCCTGGTCACTATATTCTAGGATTTCGGATTCACTTCTAGTTTTCTCTAGTCTTTGGTTTAATTGGTTGGCTCCAGAGGCAAGATCTGAAATACCTTTCCCTAGAGCTGAGGTGGCTCTAGCTCCCTCTTGAGCCCCACGGAATAGCGGGTCAGTCGACGCTTTCGGAGCGTTTAAACTCACCCTATTTTTAGACCCCAATAAAGGTATTTTAGCCATTATTTTGCTCCCGCTGCTACTCTGCCAGCCCCTGAAAAGAACAGCCCTAGTGACTCTGTATCAGCTGCTTTCCGAGTTTTCTGTGCGAATATTTCATCAAAGCTGGCTCCTTGTCTAAGTGCTTCCACCTGAGAATCCACCTCGAATTTCTCTAAATCCAAAGTTCTTTGAAGTGTTCTATTAGTTTGTTCTAAAGCTAAAAGGGACGCTCCCTCACCGATGGCCAAGCCACCTTTAATAAATGCGCCCAATTGTTCGGATTTGAAGTTCTCGCCTTCAAGAATTGCAAACCCTTTATTGATTTCAAATCTTTCTAATATGTCAAAAGCTTGTTGTCTTTTTAGTTCAGCTTCACGAAAAGCCGCTTCCTCTTTAGCCTTAGCCGAAGCCCTTTGACCGGCAATTTGAAAGCCTGTTCCAATTAAGGAAGCTACTGCAAAAAAAGCTACTGGTGCTACCATACATCCCCCTTAATCATACGTGACCCCTCTCATACTTAGACTCAGAATGGTACATGGGTACGGTTCCTCTGAGACTAACCTAACCGCTTGTTTTATATCAGGATTGGCAGTGTAATTCACCCGCTTATCCCCAGTGAAAATATCATCTGTAAATGGTACTGGCTCGAGAACATTGCTTCCAACAGCCCCGACCTGTAAATCAAATGTTTTGAATAGTTTTGTGTAGACTCTATCGATCCTTTTAATGGCCCCTTCGGAAGAACCAAAGTCACCACCAGCATCCACTGAAACTGTGTGAATCTCAGCTGTGTACTTATAGCCCACAATGAATCGAGTCCCGAATGGATAGATTTGACCTAGATCGATTTCTCCCCCTACTACTGTGAAATTGTCCAAGACAAAACCGTCTTTGGTCACAGTCACTTCCTCACCCTCAAGATGGTCTAGGGTTGTCAGAGTGTCGTCACCAGCTGGATTGGTGATAAGCCTGGGCGCTCCACTATCAAGAAAGATTGGCAAATCTTCCTCTACCACAGGGGTATTGTTAAGGGATTCCGCATCAAAATCGTTGACTATTGTTTCAATATAAAACTTGGTAGCACCATCGATTGTCCTTCTGACTACACAGAATAAATCCTCTGAGATCCCGTCGAAGTTTGGAATTGAAGCAATACCGGTAATTTTTTCCTCATTAGCTATATCGTGGTGAGCCCAGGCAATTACTCTGGCATCAAGTTGATAAGAGAATGAGAGTAATTTGTCATTTTTGTTAATTAACCAAATACAATCCCTTGACTGTTGGAAGGACATATCCTCAAAACCATACTGACTCCCACCCACTCGGCTGATGTGATCTGCCAAGAGGTTTAAGTCAACAGAGATATTAGAGCCATTATTGTCAGAGAATTTAAAGCTCCTTAGCTTTCTACCATCCAGAGATACGAATATGACCTCATTCCCTACAGCCTCAACTTTGGTGGCTCGTCCTCCATACTGAGTTTGAGCCTTTACGTTTCCATTTAATGGGCCAAGGATACTCTGGTTTCCTGTGGCAATATATTCTGTGGAGAGTGTCCCCACATTCAGATTACCCATGCTTTTCATCCAAGCAATTCTATTAACTTTGTTAGCTCCTATAGGTAATGCAGTGGGGTCTGTATTAACTAAGTCCCCAAAGTAGTTAAGCTTAGAAACATCTCCAGCGGCATCCTGAATAAACTTTTTGGCCATCATGTGAAATACGTTACCAGACAGAGATTTCCACAATCTATCTGGCTCAGAATCATTCCCACCCCAGTAAAGGGATTGCTCAAAAAGAGTGACAGTCTTGGGCCATCCACGGTGGTCAGACCATGCAGCTTCCTCCCAATTGGTAGTAGCTGTTGTCCCACCAAGTCCACTAGGGAGCGGAGTTTGAGAAACTGTGGCAGTCACGGTTGTATCAGTTAAAAAAGCATCTATTCTAAATACACCTGTAGTAGCTCCGTGAGTAATCTTCCAAAGACCTCCAACCATATCGATATTAAATAACGGTGCGGAGGCTGTGACAGTCATAGTCCCTACAGTAGCTGAGGGTGTTAGATTTATTCCAGTTATGTTGGTGTCCCGATAAGGGGCTTTTAGTATTTCACTGACACTTGCATTGTTATAAGGGTTAGGGAATGAGAACCCATTAACGACAAAAGTTGTCTCAGATAGACGAGTAATGACAAAAGGAATCTGTCGTCCAGAAGTATGTGTCACGAAAAGCCCGTCAGCCAGCTGTGCAAAGACATATTTTCTAGGGTCTAAGTCAGTAGGGATGTTGGAATAAACACCATCTATAAGGTCATAGGGAGCCTGATTCACGACCATTTCATCCCCGTTGGCCTTAAATATTCGGATTAGCTTTCCAGCGTCAGCCAAAGTGGGGTCAATTGCGATAGTGTACCCAAGCTCCTCAGATACCACAAAAGGTAAAAGGGCTGGATCAAACATGTCGTTGATCTCTGCCACAAACCTAGTGCCAGGGCGCTTGGTGGCTCCACCATTACGTAAAGGGATAAAATTATTCATTAGTTCACAGGCATTGTCGTACTCTTGTAAATCGAGTCTACCCAAAACCTTTGGTGATACTTCCCCGTTGGAGAAGTTATTCTTAATGGAGTTAAACTTTGACATTGCCTAATATTCCCGGGCCAGTAAGACGGGACTCTAGCCACACGTCTTGTTCAAAATCATCTAGTGTTCCTTCCTGACCATCAATTGATCTGGCATCTTTCAGTATTACTATAGATTTATTGAACATCCTATCCGACAAGGTCACACTTTGTACAAGTGGGTAAGCTAGGTCAGCCGCTATTCGAAGTGCCAAAGCCTCTCGAAAAGTGGGCATGTAGTCGTTCACATCTATATTATTGGAAACATATTGGATTTTACACTCTGCCAAATCCGTATAAAGTTTCCTACCTTCGATTTTAAAAGGTTCGCTAACTTGATTTATCGTTCTGACTCTAAGACAGTCAGCGGGAAGTTGATACGATAAGGAGAAACCGAAAAGAGGTGGATCGGGGAGTAAACCCAGGGCGACCCTTTTCATTGCGAAATTCCAGTAATGAGAAGTTAATAACTCATCTCTAATCCTAGAATATTGTTGATTGCACAGTCGAGCTTGCTTGTTGTTATCGAGCAAAGTATTGATGGGCTCAGCGCCGATCTTGATTAAAGCTGAATTACAGATATCTACTTCACTCGACACGAAAGCCCCCTATGCAAAAAAGGGCAAGGAAACTACTGCCTCCTTGCCCCTTTGTATGACTACTTTGCTTATTAGAACTCTAAAGCGTACTGGATGTTCCATTCTAATGTTCTAGGGGTTGCTACAGTAGTAGTGGTTGATTCAGTACATTTTGCGTATGTCTGTAATCCACCCTTACCAACTTTCCCTAAAATAGAACTTAACTTACTAGCTGCTAGGTCTTTCTTATTAACAGCCTGTCCGCCAGCGTCCGCTTGCTGAACAAAGGCATCCTGATCCTCAGCTAGAGCATTTCCGTCAATGTCGATACCGGCTTTATGACCAAGGTCAAAAATACCACCAGCACCAGTTGATCCGTCAATCATCAGCTGAGCGCTTAGAACAAATGCACCTTCCGGTATATTTGGCCCAAGGATTTCTTCGTTTACCAGGACTAGTCTGTCCATAAGAACCTTTTCATTTAAGTTTTTGATTCTTGTGTTTGACTGCCCAGGGGCAATTTTTTCTTTAGGGAAATTTAAGCCAAGCTGTAAATTGTCCCCGTTTAGGTCTGCCATCCCTCGCTCGTCGAGAAGGGAAAGCATAAATCGAATATAAGATATAAATTTCATCGTTGCCTCCAGCTCAATTAGAGCGTTTCATCTACCAATACTTCAAGAACCTTTTCCTCTTCAACACGAACAGCACCTACTGAGTGTAGTACATATATCTGAGTAGACATTCTCTTATCTCTACGTGGGCCAATGTCCGCAAACAAGTCGAGACCTGTTGAAGAAATCATCCCGTCCTCTACCCAAGCAACACAGCGTCTAGCGCCAGCTGCGAGTACAGAACCACCACCTACTAGTACTTGTCCAGAAGCAGCTACATAATCGGTGGCAGCGGCTGTTACTGGTAATCTCTGAGTTCTTATGAAGTTGAACGACATATACTCGTTGATTTGACCTTGTACTAGGGCCTTAACAGTGGCAAAGTCACTAGAAGTGGCTTTAGTATCATTAAGGAGTTGTTGTTTAACTTTAGATGACCAGGCAAAATATTTGGTCAAATCCTCATCCACATCTTCCGACTCAAACTTCTCTAACATGTTAGTAAGTGTGAATACATTGAAGCGTGAAGAACCACCGCCAGCATCATCAACCGCAACAATCTTTCGAGTGTCTGGTAGAGATACCGAGATTTCCCCTTTTTTACCAGCTCTAGCAATACCAAGAGCAGCGGCAATAAAGACATCATCTTTCTTACGGTTTAGAGCCATTACAGCTGTTTTGACATAAGCGTCGTCAGGTCGAATAAGTAATCTTACTCTATCCAGTTTATCAATCAAGTCACCCCAATCAGCATCCTCAAGCGTCACAGCCCGTCTACTATGTGGAGTATTATTGATCGGTGTATCACCGTGACGATCTGTTACGTCATTGGCGTCTGAATCCCCGATACGTTCATAAAAATCTGTTTCCGATGCCTGACTCTCATTACGAGACCGACCAAAAACCCTTGCAGATTTCTGTTGCGAAAGCATGTAAATGTTGTTTTTGAAACCTTCGACAAATGCAGTGTCGACCTGGAAAGACCCTACTTCGTTATTGAACAGGTTAAAAAACCGCCCAAAAGCGCATAGAATCATAAGTAAAAAATTTCCGATTCTCACGGTTAACTCCTCGTTAAAATACCAATTAAAACAATTTTCCGGTAAAAGAGTCCAAAAAAGGGTTTCACCTGACACTTACTTTTCAAGGGGCCGTCGAAACGGGAATCCAGTAAATATCTAATCTATTAAGTCCAATTATAAAAAAGCCCTGACAATTGTCAAGGCTAATTTTTCTTTTTCATTAATACTATTGGATTAGAAATTAATAAAGCACTAGCCTACTAGCACTTTGTTCTCTCGTCCACCGGCTTTCAACTTCATTGTTTGAAGCTCCAAGTACCTCTTTTCATAGTGATTGTATTGTGGATGTGATGGCCCAATTTTATATGGGTGAGTAGGTTCAAAGAAAGAATTGATCTCCGATTCGATTTCTTCTGGTGTACTACCCATTTTTCTTCTTATGTCGTCATTGAACTTATCTTCTTCTCCCAAGGCTTCGCCCAACCCAACTAACATCTTTACGAATTTAGGGTCATCCATGTAGCCCCTTTCTTGGAAGTGCTTCACAGTATCCTCATCAGCAAAAGTCCCTAGACCTTGCTCAGCTACCACCATTTTGCGATCAAAGGCATTTCCATACTCTAGCTCTAAGTCCCTTTGCCCTTGTTTGGACAGAGACTGAGCCTGAAAGTTGGCTTGCTTTGCTTGCTCACCCATTTTGGTATTTAGAAAGTCTGAGATCTTTTGAGCTTGAGCCGGTAGTACACCAGCACCATAAGCTATCTCTTTTAAACCATTGAAAAGAGCTTCATTGGCCTGTACACCTTCTGGAAGATTATTCTTCACATCGTACTTATCAATATGTCCTGGGAGACCAAGTTTAGTGAAAGTTTCCTTCCATTGGTCATCAGTAAAATTGTCATTAGGGACAATCATCTTGTCCTTACCAATAGCAGATTTATTGTGGACTAGAGCTTTCATCAAGCTACCTAGTTTAAACTCTTTCTTATCTTTATCATAATGATTTAGGATAGTTTCGTTGCCATGGTACGAGGCATCTAAATCGGTAGGATAATTGATGTCCCCGCTATTTCCGCCGTCACCACCAGCACCTCCAGCACCCCCATCTCCGCCAGCTCCTCCGCCGCCATCTCCACCATCGCCTCCAGAGCCTCCACCGTCACCCCCGTCGCCACCTGAGCCACCACCATCGCCCCCTCCTGAGAAGAAAGTATTGCCGTCTTGACTTTTAATAATAGCATGTAAAATAAATCCGAATAGTGTTGCCTTAATCTGTTTCAAAGTAGTCCTCCTGGTGTTGCTTTTGTGTATTTATGAAGTTCATTATTTTTGCTGGGTCTCTACCGATCTGGTGCAGAATATAAACCACTAACTCTCTCATACCCTCATTCCTGGCCGTGGCGTACTGGTCGCCTTTCTTATCGAGTGTACTGCCTAGAAAGTACCCTTTCTCCATGAGATCATAGAGGACTGTTGTCCCATCCTCAGTGGCAAAGACGGACTTAAAGGCTCGGATTTTATCCAAGGCGAGTTGATTCTTAGAATCCTGACTAGTGTCTAAATTTTTCATTTACTTCCCTGATTTTAGGGGGAGAACATTAGAAGTGTTTTTAACCACTTGTGAACCGGCAACGGTTTCTTCCATTTCCTGTTCTTTCGCCTGTTGTGCCGCTCGTCCTTCCCTAATTTGCTTTAATTCCTCTGGCTTCCTGAAAATCTCCTCAGGCACACCATAGATATCGGCATTGAGTTTCACATATTTTTCATTGTCAATCAAGTCAAGTGTCGTCGGATCAGCTTCCACCATGGGAGCAATTGCGCCAAGGAATCTATTGAGATTCTGAGCCTCTGCAATTCTTTGGGCCCTAGCGATCTGAGAACTAAAGAAAACTTCAAGATTAGAGTTTTGAAGCTCATTAGGCATATCAGCTGGAAGTAAATTCTTCCGCTTCATTATCCCAATGATTCGAGCGATAAGTGGCTGTAATAGTTCAAAATGCTGACGTCCTAGGATGGGCCCCAAAAGCCTGATTCGGTCGTCGTCCCTGACATTTACCTCAGTGGCAGTCATTTGGGGCCCTTCTCTAAGCTGTAATTGATCTATAAAGAAAGCAGATTTAATTCTAGTACGTACATCTTCCATCAAAGCCACACCAAGCTCAGGCTTTCCACCTGTCAAGATTGGCTTTATCTCGTCACCGGTTCCAGATCTTACGGACGTTTGTCCACCTGGGGTGAGGTTAACTCTCCCCATGATTCCGTCATCAGGTACAGCGATAGGTGGATCAACCACCTTTTGAGCCCCACGGATAGTGGTTTTCATGATTGAGTTTAACATTCTAATATCTGGCAGAGCTTTCATCCCAGGACTACGCCCGTAGATTTCCCCTGTGGTTTTGATCCAACGTGGAACAATATAAGGGAACTCATGGAAACCTTTTTCACGGAGGATTAATTCACCTTTGACCCACACATGATATGAAGCCCAAGGCTTGCTAAAAGCTCCTAGTTTCCTCAACTTAACATCCATATTTGGCATAACGACGTGAATGATCTCTAGTTCTTTGTCCAAGTCCTCTGCCAGCTTTTTGGCTTCCTCACCAAAAGACTCCATTCCATATTTCTGGAAAGCAGTCCTGACTGTCATCATATCCTCAGTGGCTACGAAATCTATGACCCCTTTGTCGTTCTCACGGATTTGGAGTTCATAAATTGGGCGTGATTTGAAGTGGAAATGGTTATCATCATCCTCATCCATTCTCATAACGCCAGTACCAAAACACCCAAGGTCTAAATAGACCTCGTGAATCTCAGACTGAAAGTTTGTGTTATTGATAAGCTGGTGGACTCTCCTAACCAGCTTTTGAAGGTAGTCTTTAACCTCAGGCTTCCTGTCGATCTCTCTATCACCTGTTGTAAGCTCAAACCATTGACTTGAAGGATTAGTCAGCATTGAGTGTAAAGCTGAAGCCAGAAGCTCGTTAAAGTGTTCTGCGGAGCCGTCATACAGACGCTCGTGCTTCTCTTCACCCTTTGATTTGTTCTTCCATTTGAAAACGTCGTCTTTATTCGGAGCCACGAAAAGGGCAGTATCTCGCCAAGTTGAGTCCCAGTTCTGTCTGGTAGACTTGGATTTCTTAACTATGTCAGCAATAATGCCGACTTTCTTTTTGTCTTTTTTCGACATATTTACCTACCCACAAAGAATAATTGACTACGACCAGGAGCCCTTCGGCGCTCTGTCACCTCAGACTTTCTGTTTTCAAAGGCATTGGCCAGAGCTTGTATTTGGTCAGCTGAGGTCACATCTTTTGAAAAAGCCCCCTGGAATCCAGTGGTACTTTTCACACTAGAGCTATGGCTCCCACCAAACCCACTAAAAAAAGTCTTCTTATTTATATTGAAATCTGTTCTAACTTTCTCATCGGGGGTGTTTTCTTTGAATGATTTCCCTGGTGTAAAGTCAGTTGAGAGTAGATTACCAGCACTTAGGAAGTTAGCTACTTGCGCCTCAGAGAAGCCGGTCTTAACCTTTCTTTCCGTTATGGATTTCTCAGAACCACCAAAAGCTTTTTTAAAGAATTTTCCTAATGGCATAAACCCTCCTAGGCTGCAAACTCGTCATAGTCTGTAATAGCTTGAACTTGTTGTCCATTCATATTTCGGGGATCGTGGGGGAATCTACTTGGACGGTCGTCCAAAGAAGAGTAACCAAACGAGTCAGCCCCGTGAGAAGACCAGTCATGTTTAGGCTTGTTCTTAAACATCATCAACTTATCATCCCACTCTTTTTGGTAATTATACAGACATTCCAGTCCTCTTGCACACTTTTTCTCATCGATCAAGGAAATCTTCAATCTATTTCGTGAAGCCTGTATCCTGTCATCGACAGCTTGCCTGGTCTGAATTTCGACAATCAACCCTAGAGTTCTAGCAGTTTCCTGACGAGTTTGCCCCGAGCCAAATTCCTTAACCCTGCCATCGTGTGGCCAGACATGTCGTCCAAACCGGTAGCCTTCTCCAGAGATAAACTCCCCAGGCTGGACTTCGACACGAGAACCGATAGAGCCAGATTTCGCTTGAAAAACATTGATATAATGCTCAACTCCCTTTCCGTTACACTCATAGTAATCGATGTAATGAACAGCATGTTTCCCGATCTTTTGGAGAAACCAAATAGTACACTTATCCCCAACACCGATATCCCAGTAAGTATCAACAGGGTATTTAGGATTATATCCAACTCTGGTGATACGCTCATCTTCACGCATTTCATTAACCAAGTGACCATAATAACTCCCTAATACTGCAGCTGTGAAAGAACATTCTAGCTCTTGGTCGACTTCCTCAGGAGTTAAATCCTCCCTCATCTCATCGATCTCATCTTGGTCTAAGACACCAGTTTCACTAGCTTTATATATTGTGGTGAACCATTGAGAGGCAACAACGTATTTCCTCCAAGCTCTATATTCTTCTCGAAGGGTATCACCCCAAGATTTCTGGATGACCTTTAAATCTACTTCGGCCAAGTCCTCGTGAATCCCTTGAGCTGCCTCAAATTCCATCCACCTAGTTCTTTCCTTAAGCATATTCTTGCCACGGACGAAAGATTCACAGTATTCCTCGTGACCTTTAGCCTTCTCGTATCTGTGGTAAAAATGGTTCTGACCTTTTGGAGTTCCGATGAATATGGCCCAAGGCTCGAGCGGCAATCCACCCATATCTACTTTAAGACCCATCTGCCTAGCGATCTTTTTCCTATCAGCTAAGGCCGGTCTAACGATCTGACCCCAAATTATTGGATCACATTGAGCAAACTCGTCCAGAATGACGCCATCCAGGTAGATACCCCTGATACTATCTGGATCATCTGCTCCCAATAGCGTGATTTGAATAACATCGGCATCCACTTTACCAGTAACAGGATCAATCCTGCCAGGACGGTCAATGTAAATAGTAAGTTCTGACTTATTAGTTTTAACACCTGGAAGAAACCTAGTGTAGTCGGTGAAGTAGTCCCAGGCGATTTTCTTTGCTTGTCGGTACGTAGGTGCAATGTACGCATATTTAGGATTCCTTAGTGGATTCAATAAAGCTCGATCAAGAATCTCATTGACTGCACAAACAGTCTTTCCAAATCGGCGATGGCAAACTAAGACATTAAACCTTTTCAGCGAGTCGTGTAGAACTTGCTGGAGTTTTCGAGGCATGTAGCCCGTCTTGATAGTCTTAACTTCACCAGGTAATGATTTTTGGCTATTCCCCCACAGAAACTCTGCAGGGGATAGATTCATTATATCGTTAGTACTCAAAGGTTTTCTTCCTCGTCGTCTTCACCTTCCATAGCCTCAGCACCTACTTTACCATCACTCTCCATTAATTCTAAGAGCTTTGTTTTATTAGCGTTTTGAGCGTATGGAATACCTTTAGCATCTAAGTAACCTTTCAATTCAGCCTTAGTACTTAAAGAGTAATCAACAGCAGTATCAACAACTCCACCTGGTTCTAAAGGATTAGTAGAACCTACAGCGGCTGGAGAAGGCGCTC